ACAATAGTTTCTGTAAAGTAACTTTATTCCTTGGCACCATTAAAACCCCGTTTCTAAAAACAATATGATCTAAACGTTGATCACCCTGCATCTCGTCCACAAAGACTGTTCTTTGATTAGAACAATACTTCAACTCTCTTTCGTATCCCTTTTCTTCATCGAAATAGTATACGTTAGCGCTCTTAATAGATTTACTAAGAGGTGATAAACCGTGTCGAAGTATATATGTCCTATCTTTAATTTCCCATTCGTTAGCGCTTTCTTTTTTAGCAACTGGTTTTGGTTTAGTGACCACTGGTTGCGGTTCCGCTACGATTGTATCTTCTAATAGAGGTTCTTCTACAACCTCTGCTGTTTTCTTTTTTGCCATAATATAATATAATAAAAGTTAATATAAAACTACCCCACCCGAAGGTGAGGTAGTTTCGTCAAATATAGTTATTAGTTTAACAACATGAAGTTGTTAGCGCCTTGAGTTACTAAACATCTTTCCGATAAGAAGTTTACAGTCATAGCGTCAAGATCAGATGTAACTGCTCCAGCAGAACCAGTAATCCAAGTCTTCATTTTTCTGCTTTCTACTTTCGATGCTCTGTAGCGAACGTGTAGGAAAGGACGCTTAAGGTTCTTACCTAATGATTGATCGTATACAGAAGTAGTACCAGCTGGGATAAATACTCCGCGGATATCGTCTCCATAAGAAGCTGCCGCAGCGTTAATTCCACCACGAGTAGCTAGATCGTTTAAGTACTTCCAGTCAGACTTGTAGAAATCGTAAGATCCACGACGGAACCCAGAGAAACCTAGGTTAAGTGCCATATCTTCGTCATTCTCAAATACTCCGTAAGAAGTACCACCAGCACCGTAAGAATTCATAGACGCAAGCATATCGTCAATAGCAAGAGCTGTTGAGCGATCTACAAAGATCATGTTTTCCTCGATAGCACCGTTCTTATCGAACTCAGCTAGGATAGCATCGAACTCAGCTAGGTCTGTAGCAGCATTAACTCCGCTGATACCAGAAGACTGGTGTCCACGAGCTTTAATAGCCGCGAATAAACCTTGAGTACCTGCTGTACCAGCACCACCGTCAGTTGGAAGAGCAATAGCAGAATCAGCGTGTGTAAGCTCAGATTCAATCATGCTCATCTCTAGGTAGTCACCGAAACGAGAGCGAGTCTCACTTTCAGCTTTTAGGTACCATAGGTAACCGCTTTCGCCGTCTTCACCTGAGATCTCAACCCAACCAACTTGCGATACATCAGAACCTGATACTTCGTACATGTCCTTAAGAATAATCGGCTTGTTAGTAAATGTTGTGAATGCAGGCTTGTTAGCGCGTCCACCAAGGTATGCAGTTCCTTTAGCGTACTCAGATCCAAATACTAAGATCTTACAAGTGTCGTCGCCATTTACGTAACTTGCGTTAGTCATATGCGCGTAGCCGTAAGGCTGTACTGTAATTTCTTGGTTACCTGCAGCAGCAACGCTTACACGAGCCGTAACAGTAGGACCAGATCCACCTGAGATTATTACTTGGTCACCTACACGGATACCGTGGTCTGTAGTTCTTGCTACACCATCAATGTCCTTAGTGATGTTAATTGTACTTGCAGTAACATCTACCATATCACACTCGTATGATAGGTGTAAACGTCCCTGCTCTGTCCAGATAACTTGATCAGCTGCCATAGCCTCTTCAGCACCAACTTGAGAAAGGAAACCAGAGATAGTACGTTGTCCGTATACTTCTGCTTCTTTTTCCATTAGGTCCGGAAGATACTGCTGAGCCCATCCGTTATTCTGGATGTCTAGATAGTTTGCCGACGTAACTTGCTGCGCTGGAGCAGCCTGAAACGACGTTCTTGCCGTAATTGCCATTTTTAAATAGTTTTAAATGTTATTTTTTATTTCTTTTAATTTTGAACTTAAAAGAGTCACTGTCATCACCTAAAACTCTTACTTTAATTCCACCTGCCTCAACAACACCGTGAGATGATCTTGGGTCTGTGTTAATATTTTTGGCTTTAGCTACGCTTTCTTTTATAGCGTCTGCTTTACCTTGTTCGTAAAAGTGTTGAGCGACTGCATCAGCATGGTTTGCAGTATACAAGCTTTTGTGATAACCCTTAGCATCCTCTAACGTATTTTGCTCATTCAAAAACTTTTTGATGAAATTGTTAATGTCACTTTGGTTTTGTTTAACTTGATCTGCATTATTAACGTTGAACCTGTATTTCTTCTCTCCGACGTTATATTCAAAACCTTTGAACTTGTCGCTAAAAACCTTGTCGGTCTTTTTTTGAAACTCAGAAACTTGACGTTCTGTTAACTTTTGCTTTTGCTCCGACTCTTTATTGTATCGGTTGAAGAAATCAATCGCTTTCTGCTGCTCATTTGTGAGCTTACTTCCAGCTTTAATTTCTTCGTAGTATTTAGACTTTTGCCCGTCTAAGTAGGTCTTAGCCTCAGCAACTTGCTCTTTTCTGGCTAATTTTCTTCTCTTTATATCACGCTCATCATCTATAGTTTCGTCGTAGGCAAATTGATCTTCCATCAAAAAATCTACTTCTTCTTGAGATAAATGAGGTTTAGTGCTTTTGTAGTACTCGCGTAATGCGTCTTGATCGTCAATAGACTCTAAGTCTCTATTGAGTTTAACATAGTCTTCAAGATCTCCGCCGGTGTCATCCATAAAGTCCACAAGCTTTTGCACGCTCTCTGGGAGTGATTTTCCAGTAGTCTCAGTTTCATCAAGAGCTTCCATGACCTCTTCTTTAGTCATGATCTCTTCTTCAGTTACTTCTTCTAATGCTGGTACTTCTCCTTGTACTTCTCCTTGCGATTGTACTTCTTCTTGTTCTTGTGTGGGCTCGGGACTTTCATCGCTTCTAACCACTCCTGGGTCGTTAGCGTTACTTTCTTCAACTTCATTAGTTGGTGGTTTGCTTAAATCTACTTTAATAACACCAGGGTCGTCTTTGCTTTCAAATTTTTCAAGATCAACTTCTGGTTCTTGAGGTGCGGCTTCTTCCGCTACAACCTCTGGTTGTGGTGTTTCGTTTTCAACCTGGTGGATTACATCCTCAAGGTCTGTTTGGTTATTTTCCATGATAAAATATTATATAATTAATTGCCTATTTGTGGGTTGAATTTATCTTAACCCATTCCGCCTCCAAGTATATCATTACCTGAAGATTCAAACTTTTTAGTGTCTGCTTTCATTTTTTCTCGCTTATCTTTCCCCTGCTCTTTCATACCCTCTAAACTTCTATTCTCTATACGGTCCTGGTTTCTTAAGCTTTGGTTTAAATCAAACTCAAATTGCATAAGCTCTTTTTTAAGTCTTACTTCTTCTTGAAGATGCGTTAACTTTGATTGAGCCTTTACTTGTTCTAATTGCGTGTCCGCTTGAGCTTTTGCCTGATTTTTTTGCATCTCAGCTTGAGCAATGGCTTGTTGAGCCTGTGCATTCGCGTCTGCCTGAGCTTTCGCATTTTCTTGTTGGATTTTTTGATCACGCTCTTGCTTTTTCTTTCTCTTTATTTTTAATAGTTGATTTGCTAGTTTTACATTCCTTATTTCACGTATATCTATAGCGTCGTCTAAATCTATTAACTGTTGAGCTAAAGCAGTCTGTATATTGTTTTCAAGTAGTTGTTTTTCTTCTTCGTCAGGTTCTAGCTCTATAAATATACCAAAGTCATATAAATATAGCTCGTTCATTTCTTTTAACGTAGCCACATTGTGAGCGCCTATTGATTGAACAAACGCGTCAGCTGTTGGTGAGTACTCTAATATATCTGATATACGAAGCGATAGAGCCTCAGCAACCTCAGCGGTCAAGAACATAGACCCAAGTAGTATATGTCTAGTTGCTACGTTTGAGTTTGCGGCCGCTAGTTTTTGAACACCGACTAAAGACTTTGGATCAGGCATGCTACCATCTCTCGCTTCGTTAAGACCCGTTACATCGCGGATCATTTGCAAGTAATAATTATAGTTACCTATTAAAGCTTGTAGTTTGTTGCCGGCGCCTTGTCCATTAGATATTTGTTGAATAGGTATTTTACCAGGGTTTTGTTCACCATCTGCCGTAAAGCTTCTACCAATAACACTACCAGTCTGGAAGAACATATTAAGCGCTTCTTGTGGATTGTAATTCGTGCCGTTACCTAAATCGACTTCAGCAAGTCCATCTGCGTCAAGGTATACTCCATCGGGCACCATACGCGACATTACTTGCTGTAACTTTAAATGTGTAAGCTGAATCATATCAGCGAACCCTGTAATTCTACCGACTAAAGACTCTATACGGCCTTCATACATTCTTGGGGCTATTAACGAGTAGTTCATCTTAACTTTGTTAAAGTCAGATTTCGTACGCATCATGTTTTCGCACTTACACCACTTTATTAATTTGTCTGTACCTAATATGATAGCTCCTTCGAAAACAACCTCTACAACTCTTTGAAGTTTACTGTAACCTTCTTGCTTGTCTTCGGGAGGATTAAAAGAATCATCTTTTTCTATAGCTTTATATCCACCCGTTTTAGTTTCCTTTACTTTGTAAACATCATTCATATAAGTCTTATAATTAAAATATAAAACCTGAACCTTGTTATTGTCTGACTCTTTTATTTTTCTAGTAACCCCATATCTTCTAGTGGAATTATCGTGAATCTCCTTAAGATCAGCTTCATTTAAATCATCAAACTCTCTAGCTAGCTCGTTAATAGGTATTGTTTTAACTTCACCTATATAATAAATATCTTCAAAGTATGGAGACTCTGTATAAGAATAAACTAAATTAGCTGGATCAACGTACTCTACGGTTGCTCCTTCGCTCCAATTAAAACCTGTCTTTACACAACCTATTCCTAATACAGTTAAATCATATAGCATTCTACGTCTAACGAGATCGTAGTTATTACCTTCTAACAAAACGTTAATAGCTTGCTCTTCTGCGATTTCAACAGCTTGCTTATAATTAAGCTGCATGTGCAGTTCTAATTCTTCTTTAGTATCTGGTAACTCTTCTTTACTGTTTTCGTAAAGATCCATGCTAAACATCTTTGCTGCTTGGTCGTTATATACCTTAGTATCCATGTCTCTCATCATAGATTCCATATACTCAGTACGCTTATCTACGCCGTACTGGTCTTGAGAGTAAGCCTTAACGTTAAACATACGTTCCGACATACCGTTAACCACTATATCCACGAATTTAGGTATAATTGGTACTGGCTTCCAATCCAAGTTCAGATAAGACAAATCACCGTTAATAGATAACTCATCTTTATATTTTTGTACAGACTGCTCGCCTCTAGCGTATAATCTAAGATCACGAAACTTATGTTGCGTATTTCTATATCTATTACTATGCGTGTCTTTAAACCACTCTTGCTCTATTGCTCTAGCCACCTTGAGTCCATACTCTGAACTCATTTTTTCTAGGTCAGGAACCGCTTGTGATGGAAAATTAACATATACTGACTCAGCCATGCTTTATTTAATTATTTGGGATGTAAACCCTTTATTATCGTATTTAGCTATATTTAAATTCAAAGGTGATCTTTCTGTTTTTGCATTTGGCGCATATAAGTGTCTATTACAAGCCATAATAGCTAAACCAGAGCTTATCGACGCGTCGTGCTTAGTTCGTTTGTTTATATCAAACTTAGCCCAATCGTTTAGTGTTTCATTGAAGTACATCGTACCGTAGTTACCATCATCGATGTGACCTACGTGGTTTTGAATATACATTTCAATTGCTGCGGCATGAGCTTGTTTAATATCTTCACTTGAATTTGGTATACCACCCACCTCTCTTTCTGCTGTAGAAAGTTTTTTCCAGTTCTTATCTGGTCTGTTCATGCTATAACCTCTGTAGCCTCTACGGCGCAAATAGTATAGTAATCTTGGTTTATTATTCTCTGCTAGCAACGGCATGCCGTAAAACACCAGCGCCATTAAGACATCTTCAAAAAACATCTCCGCGGTTTGTGGTCTTGCTATATATTCTAGGAAGAACGTGCTTGAAGGCGCGTCTTCCATTGAAAATTTCGTTAATCCGTGTAAAGCACCTTTCGAGCCGCGACCGTCAACAGTACCACTAATGTCGTAGCTATCACAGCCAAAAGCTCCCATGTGTTCGTTGCCAGGGTATTTAATTCCATTTTTAGTTACTTGTTTATTTTGCAAGTGAGATGGTGGCACCCAAGTTACATTAAATCTTCCACAAGGATCTGGATAAAATATAACTTCAGTATCTTTGACACCGTTAACCCATCCAAAACTACCAGTTGTTGTGTGAGAGTTATATCTACTACCCTCATTGTAATCTATTTGTTCGTATATCTTAATTAAATTAAATATACTATTTTTAGTCTCATCTCTAAACGCGTGTTCCTCAGTACGTGGAAATTGCCTGTAAAACTCGTTTAATGCGTCTTGATCGTCTTTTAATCCCGCGGCCTCGTTGTCCCAATGCTCAACAACACCTACATCTATTAATTCACCGTCTGGTCCCAGTCGTTTTGCATCACATGGATTATCAAAGACTGGAAGTCCGTACTCGTCAATAAATCCTTCATAGTTCCATTCCATAGGGATAAAGAGAGAATAAAGCCCAGACTTTGTTTGTCCATTAGCATTTCGTCTTGATACGTCAGAATCATTGTATAGCTTTTTAAAGTTACTACCTCCTTTATCTAATGCGTTTGAAGTAGATCCCATAAGGCATTTCCCTACAATTCTACTTCCAAGTCTTAAGCAAGTCTTTGTTACTCGCCAGTTGTTTAATATGTTATCAGGCCTCTCCCACTTACCACTCTCATCGTGCACTAGTAAACTAAGCTTCTCACCATCGTAGCTATTGTCGCCAGTGTTCTTCCAATCGATAGTTGTGTCAAGACCAGCCAACTCCTCCAGCTTCTCATTACTCTGTATTTTCTTGCGAGTAAACTTACTCGCAGGAACTCTATACGCTAACTCCGACTTTGGACGATCCATACCATCCTGTATAGGTTTAAAGAAGAAAGGGTAGTTAATTGATATAGGTACCACTTTATCTGTAAACATTTTCTTCGCATCGGCACCAGACTTAGATAAGATCCCATATCTACTATCACTCGATATAGTGGCTAAGTTAACTGTTTCTGCAGAGGACATAAAAGAAAAACCTGAACGACGGTTCTTAAGGTAGC